ATAGATAAGGATTCTGTTTGTTTATAACAATCACTTTCACATACGATTCTTTTAATGAATCAAAGTCATATGCTTTCCAGAAATCAAAATCTTGAGCACCATCATCATAGTTTAATTTATGGAACATACGATATGGGTTTTGAACAAATTCTAATTCACGGGTATTCAAATCAAATATATGAAAACCTCGTGGGTCATTATAATCAGCCCAAGTCATTTCATTTGGAGTGCCAACATAATAGATATGACCATCATCTGATTTATGATGGAAATGTCCAGTTATAACCATATCATACTTGATTAATTTGTTTTTGTCAATACCACCACGACAAACATTACCACGATCCATTTCAAACCCATCAATCTCAAAATGGCCAAATGATAGTTGTGATTTAGATTCGTTTATTTTCTGGAAGATTTGTTCTTCATTCTCAAGGCATAACCAAGGAATAACATCAACATTAATGCCATCAAAATCAATAGTATCAAAGTCATCAAATACGGTGATGTTATCATATTCGTTTAAAAGAAGCTGTGATGAATTGACTTCGAGTGTATTCTTAAAAGATACATCGTGGTTACCAAGGATGGTATAAAACCTAATATTGTTTTCTTTTAGCTTATCAAAGAAGTATTTGCGACACAGGTATAATGAATTGAAATTAATAAACTTTCGTCTATCAAACAAATCGCCCAGCTGAAACACGGTCGTGATATTATTTTCTTTCAAATACGGAAAGAATACATCATCATAAAACTTCTTAATATATTTGTGGAATTCTAGCGAATCACCACGCATACCAAAATGGGTATCACCCAATACACATAATTTCATTAATATTTAATTCTTGTTTGGTTGAATTTTTCTTTAAGTGTTTCTATTTCTCTTTTTAGATTAAGCTTTTGAAATTTCAATTTGCTAAGGTCATCATCATTCACGAATAAACTATAACCTTCTTTAATCTGGCTATCTAAAATTAAATGTTCTTCTTCTAAATCTCTAATATGTTGAAGCAACTTTTCTGTATTCATTTGTATCCTCATATGAAAATGAATTAGGAAATCTGAATCCTACCTCAGCGCACCCACAGATAATAACACATAATAAAATTAAAGTCAAGCATTTCATAGGTAATTATAGGTCTTCGCCAATGAATTGATCCAATCCTTTAACCTTACCTTCTTTTTTCTTTTTCTTACTTTCTTCAAAGTTGTGAATGAATTCTGATATGTTATCATAAAGTTCAAATTGTTTGGCTACACCATCTGAATCTTCTAACATTTCATATTCATCAAGTATACCGAATTGCTCGGTAGCTTTGTATTTGACATACAATTGTTTCTTCTCTTTCATAATACGGCGAAGAAATGCAAAGTATATAATTTGTGTAAAGTATGCGAATGGATTTTTTGATTTATCTGGATCAAAATTACGGAAATACATGATACAGTTTTCAATACCATCAGAAATCATTTCATCTCGGAAAGAGTATGAAATAAAATTTGGCTTACGAGATAGATGCTCTGCAATTTTTAGAAAGCATTCACCCACATAATTTGGAATGTTTGGTTCTTCCTTACCTTTTTTATTTGCCTCATCACACTTTTCTTTATACTCTATTAGAGCCTTCAAGAAGTCGGCGTTATTTACATAATGTTTTGGTTTCTTTTCACTCATATTTCATCCTTAATTGCCTCATAATGTGCTTGACTTCTGTTAGTCTAGCGGTGTCCCCTTTGATTGTAATTGCTTTAGTACCTTATCCAATAATGTTAGCACTTTAATACGATATCCAAATCCTAACATTCCTGATTTAATTCCACTTTCATGTGGAGGTTTTCTACCTGTTGAATAATATTGGTCAGATGTTAAATCAATCAGATGACCATCTTTATCAACTGCCCACCAATGATAGATACCTTCATCATCTATAGCACGATATAGTTTAATTACTTTAGTTCCAAATATCTTCTGTAAGCAACCTGAAGCTGTATGACAATGACCAAACATAGGATTAGATTCATTTCTTTTTACCCATTTCTTTGGTAACAAATCTGGAGTTAAATTATTTAATATCAATTCACTCACTAATTTTAAATTATCAGGCGTATATTCTAACATTAATGTAATTTCTTTTTCCTATCATTAGATGAGTTCTCTAAATAACTTCTAATCTTTTCTTGTTCTTCAGGAAGTATTTCTTCAAGAACCTCATCACGATATTCTAACAATTCATCTTTCAATACCTTTAACACATCATCATTTTTAGCTACCGATATTTTAGCTTGTTCAACCATATTAATATAATATTCAACTAAATCTTCTTTTGGTTCAGCAAATGTTAATACATCGTGAAAAGATATGGTAGCCATATTATCAGAAACTACTTCAAGTGGCAACCATGGTACCATCATCATTACCGTTCCTTTAATGGATCGTTTGACAATTAAGGTCATAGGATCGTTCAATTGGATCCATTCTTCTCCATCATCCATAATACAATCGGAAATAAGGTCTTCTCCGTTTTGTAATCTGATAATTTTAACTCTGTGTTGTGGAAGTGCTGTCATGTTTTAATTCTATGTTATAGTATTTATAGTTAAATTTTTCATCATCATATATTTTAACACGCTCAATGAAATGTTTAATCGTATAGTTTGTAAATTTGCCTATACGAAAATCATCAGCGATGTCAAATAAAACTGCAGCTTCTTTATTGTCACCAATTCTTAAACCACGGCCAATAGATTGAAGGTTACGAATACGGGATTTGCTTGGTGATGCGAATATAATATTATGTAGGTTGCGAATGTTGACGCCTGTTGAAAAGGTGCCGTATGATGCTACAATGATGGCGTCTTTTTCTTTTTCAGTAATTGAACGGACTGATTCACGAACCTCAACATCAGTTCCGCCAAATACAAAGAATACATGCCTATTTTTGGCATGAAGTTTGATATTAGCATAAAGGTCTTTACCATGTTTTTCAACAAATTGAAATAAAATAAGTGAATTGCCTTCTAGCGACAATGCTAGATTGCGAATGAAATCGTTACGAGCTGTGTTTGAAACTATGTAATCAATCTCTTGATTATAATCCCAATCACGAGCCATCTTACATATAGGTTCAGGATGCTTAAGAATCAGACATTTAATTTTAAAATCTGCTAATTGACCTTTCTCAATTAATTCAGATGTTGAGGTTGCCTTATAAACTGGACCAAATAAACCCTCTAGTACCAAACGGTGAGTTTGAGTTCCGTCTAAAGTTCCTGTTGTACCTATTCTATATTTAGAATTTGAGCAACCTGTAAGTATAGTAGTAAGTGATTTGGCTTTAAATTGGTGAGCTTCGTCACCTAAAACAAAATCAAATTGTTCAAAATACTCTCCTGGATTTTTGTAAATGGATTGCCAAGTAGTAATCGTTAGAAAATTGTTGGTGTGTTTATCTTTACCAGAATATTGGCGATGACAGTATTTTTCAGAATCATAACCATAAGATTTAAAGTCCGAGAACATTTGTTCAACCAATGATGTGGTTGGAACTATTAATAATCCTTTTTTTAAGCCTGATGCTTGTAAGTAACGAACAATGACATAAAGTATGAGTGATTTACCTGAAGCTGTTGGAGATAATAAAAGAATTCTCTTATTACGAATAGCATGAATAAAAGATTTTAATTGATAATCACGAACCTCGTGTGGAAGATTTAATGTTTTAATGAAGTCCTCAGCTTCTACCACAGATAATACTTCGGTAGATATGACATCTGAATCTATTTCAAGTTTATAATTTCTTTCTTCACAAAACTTTTGAATATATGGAACCAGACCATGATATATGGTAAAGTTGCGTAAGTCCGCCAGCCTTATCTTTCCATCCCAGAGCCTACTTTTATAAGCTGGAACGAATTGATAACCTGGAACAAAGAATGTAAAGTAAGATGATAACTCTTGAGCTATACCCTTTTCACATTCAAATTGAATGAATACTTCATTCTTCTTATGTAGAATTAAATCAGACACCTTGTATGAATCTTTCCCAGGCTATGAAGTCACGGAGTTGGAAAGTGCGAGAGTTTAATTCTTTGAGAATAGCACCACACACATCAACAATTTCTTCGTGCATGACCTTTTGCGCTAAACGACTATTGATGTCATTATCAGCTTCAATATAGTTATTGACTTCGGCTTTTAAGACATAAGGAAACGGTTCCCAACCATATTGTTTTAGTTGGTCTTCATCTAACTTACCTGTGTAATATTCCCATTTCAAAATCCTCATCTTGTTAAGCTTAAAATCAGATTCTTTGGCAAGCAGACGGTGTTTTGAAAGAATATTCAAATACTTACTGTGTAATTTGGGTATATCTAATAACGCTTTGCCTGGTTCTGTTCTGTCTATATCAGAATCCTTGCGCCACATTTCTAATAAATCTTCAAGTTGTTTCATATAGTTGAAATCCTCCTATTCAAAGGATACATCACTTCCATTAAAAAGTCAAGCGTTTTTTAGAATAATTTCTCTACATCAAAGTAACTATACCGAAATGTAGCATCAGCTGTAATTATAGTATCTGGAGAATCTGTTGCACTCATTACAAAGGTAGAAAGAGTGGTAGGAAATACATCAAAAAATTTAATGTTATAGTATGGGGTATTTGATGATGAAAGCAAAGTAACAGTTGCATCAGAATATTGCGGTTTAGCTGTTGGAATATTTGTTGCATATTTGTTTAATTTACCAAGATTTCTATACTCAGCAAATTCTTTAGGGAAAGTCATAGCACGGATCCAATCATGTATTTCAAGCCATGATTTTAATTCTTCGTCAACGACAAATGTGATATTCAATAAATCATATATGGCCTTTTCACCAGGAACATACACATCAACAAATGGGTTAGTTTGTGGAATTTCAGATAAAGAAATACCAGGCACACTTAATGATTGACAAAAATACCTAACATTAGGTGAACGACCAAAGTTGAGTTGAAACTTATTTGGTTGTAGAAAGTTAGGATTTGTTGGGTTACGATTGGTTGCTGTCATAATGGTTTATTTATGCTAAAAAAAAGAGGACCCTTTTTACGGAGTCCTCTTTAAGATTTATTGCTTTGCTAGTCTTTTATTATAGTTATAATTATAAGACTTTTAGATTACATTAAGTTTGCAATCTTGAACGCACGGTAGTAGTTGTTAGACAACACATTTAATGCGCCATTACCTTGTGAAGTACCTTCTGCAAATGGATTAGCAACTAAACCGTAACGGGTTTTGAAACCAATTTTTGGTTGGAAGTTGTTTGTATCAACTGCACGAACCATTTGTAAAGGAACGTATGGGCAGTAGAATAAACCTGCGTCATAAGCGTTAGAACCTTTGTAACCAACAACTGCATATTCTGAAGATGCTGATGTTGGAGCATATGGATCAATATACACTTT